TTCAGCGTATTCCAGAACGCGGTGGAGCGCGGTGGCGACCCGACAGTGGCACAGACCGGGCTGTACTTCGCGGAGGACAGCGGCATCGCCGACATCTACGGCGCCCGCGCCGGTGGTAACGTGATGCCGGTCTACCTCAACATCCGCAACCCACTGGACTTGAACGACACCAGCACCATCACGGGCTGGAAAGGCGCCCTCGCAAAAGCCATCGCCCCGCGTTTTGCGGACAAAGTGATGCGCGAGGAAGCGTTGCGCGATGGCATGTCTCAATCGCTCATCACTCAGGCCGAGCGCGACAGGTTGATGGCCGCCGGCTATGACGGCATCAAGGGCGCTGGTGGCGTGTGGATCGCCTTCCGCCCCGAGCAGATCAAGTCCGCCATCGGCAACAACGGGAACTTCGACCCGGAGAATGCGGACATCCGGTATGCGCTGGCCTCCAACGAAGACCTGGACGCCGACGAAGCCCCGGCCCAGCGCTCGCGCTGGCTAGACGATGCCGGCCGCCTGCGCTTCCTGCCGGGCACCATCGCCTATGACCTGCTCGGCAAGGCGGCCACGCCGCTGCTGAATCGCCTCTACCTCAAGACGCAGAGCAAGCCGCTGCGCCGCGCCATCCGCGAAATGAAGCTGACCGTGCAGAAGGCGCAGGACACCGCCGAGGAGATCGGCCGCGAGGTCGTCAAGCTGACCGACGCCGAGCGCGAGATGGTCTCCGACATCATCGAGAAGGAACTCTCCACCGGAGTCGTCCCGCCCGAGCATGCCGTGAAGCTGGCCGCGACGATGAACGAGGTACTGGGCAAGCAGACGGATGAACTGGTGAAGCTCGGCATGCTGGCAACCGACACCGCCGAGCAGTGGCGCGGGAAGTACCTCGCTCGCTACTACAAGGACAAGCTCGGCGCCCGCGTGCAGTCTGCCTGGGACAAGGCCATCTCCACCTTCGGCGCCAAGCCCATGCGCGGGCTGCGCGGCAACCACTTCAAGGGCCGCGGCTTGTTCGAGGTCATCCCCGAGGCGGAACTGCCGGCATGGGAGGCCAACGGCTGGGAGGTCCGCGACCCGGACTATCAAGAAGGCATCACCAAGGACGGCACCGTCCGCGTCTGGCGCGACTTCACCCGCGCCGAGCGCGAGAAGATGGGAGAGATCCGCGATGCGGGCTTCCGGTTCGTCATGGGCTACATGGAGACGCAGAAGGACATCGCCCTGGGCCGGATGTTCCAGGCCATTGCAGCCGACCCGGAACTGAGCAGCAAGTACCAGACCGAGGAACTGAGTGAGCAGGTTCCTGATGGCACCATCTCGGGCACCGGCGTGAAGAAATACGGCAAGCTGGCCGGCCGCTGGGTGAGCAAGGAGACCATCTCCCACCTGTCGCAGATCGAGGAATCGCAGTCCGAAGCCTTCAAGATGTACCGCAAGGCGATGGGGCTGTGGAAGGAGACCAAGACCTCTCTCAACCCGGTCGCCCACGCCAACAACATCGTGTCCAACATCACGATGGCGCACTTCGCCGGTGTTTCTTACTGGGATGTGCACAAGTACGCCAAGGCCATGCGCGACTTCGCCACCAACTCCGACGCCGTGAAAGAGGCGAAAGACGCCGGCCTGTTCCTGGGCACGGTGTCGGATGCCGAGCTGATGAACGTGCTGCCAGAAGATTTGAAGGCCATCGTTCGCCAGCAGGAAGGCGCGCTCACGAAGGTCGGAAGCAATGCCTTCAACGCGATGACGTGGTTCCTTCGCCGTCCGATGGGCGCAGCCTACCAGGCGGAGGACACGTTCTTCCGCTACCTGATCTGGAAGGATGCGCGCGATCAAGGCATGAGCGCCGAGGACGCGGTGGACTACTCGCTGCGCTACATCTTCGCCTACGATGATCTGCCTCTCAGGGCTCGGCAGATCCGGGACTTCATGATTCCCTTCTTCGCGTACACCTACAAGGCGATCCCGGCGCTGCTGCACACGGCGGCCAACTACCCGTGGCGCTTTGCGGCACCTGCGGCCGTCATGTGGGGCATCAACGCTGCGGCCTACGCCATCGCGGTCGGTGATGACGATGACGACTGGATCGAGCGCCTGCAGAAGTACCTGACCGACCCGGCCTACCGCGAAAAGGCGCGCGCCAAAGAGAAGATGGAGCGCGAGTATCTGCCTGAGTGGATGAAGGGCGAGACCATCATGAACACGCCCAAAGCGATCCGCCTGGGCATGGACGAGGTGACGAAGTTGCCGCTGTTCATCGATGTGTACCGGATGGTTCCAGGCGGCGACATGCTGGACATGAACAACAACGCCGGTGGAACGCCGTGGCTCCAGCCCTTCACCCCGAATCACCCACTGCTGACGACGTACATGGCGATGTTCGGCAACCGGGACGGTTGGACGGGCAAGGATGTCGTCGACAAGACCGACGACAGCACCGAGGCGGCCCAGAAGCGCCTGGGCTGGATGTGGCGGCAGACCGCGCCGGCACTGGCCTACGGGAACTACCACTTCGAGCGCACCATGCAGGCCCTGGCGCAAGCGACGGGCAAGCCCGTGCAATGGGCGCCCGAGTTCATGGGCGGCATGGAAGCCACGGGCATCGCCAAGGACGGGCTGCCCGTCCAGCCGAAGTACGCCGCGATGCAGACGTTCGGGCTCAAGGTTCGACCGATCGACGTGGAGATGGGCGAGATCTACGACAGCGCGGCCAAGAACAAGCTGATCCGCGAGATTGACGCCGAGATGCGCCGTCTTGGTCGCCTGAACGCGAAGGGTGCAGTGTCCGACGCGGCGTTTGACCGTGAAGCTGAGAAGGCGAACGTGAAGCGCGATCGGCTCAACGATGGCCTGACCATCGACGGCAAGCCGAAGAACTAGCGCGGCGGATCAAGCGCCGGGAACAGGTCGGACGGACCGGGGCAACTGAGCGAGGACGTTTTCAGTTCCGTGTCCCGCCAGATGAAGCACCGCTGGGACTCGACGAATCCGCTTCCATTGGCGGACGGGATGTCCAGAACCATCAACTCGCCATCGCCGTACCTGTAGGTGCGCGGCACCGGCGTTTTCGCCAAGACCTCCTGAGCCTGCGCAATACGCCGCTCGCGAGATGCCTTTGATGGGCGCGGCTCTTCCTGCCCGCACGAAGCCAGAACCGGCAAAGCCAGAAGCAAAAGCACCCGCATGACCAGAAAGTCTACACCACCCACAACCTAGAACTTCAACCATGGAGCCGATTTGATGAGCATTGAACACGCACCCGACACCGTGGCCGTGGCCGGGAAGGTGGCCAGCGCCGCCACATACGTCGGCAGTGGGACCGCATTCGTGAGCGGCGCGGCCAAGGTCTTCGGCTTCACGCAAGCCGAGTGGGCCGTGATCGGCGTCATCGGCGGCCTACTGGTGGCCGTAGGCGGCTTCATTGTCAACTGGATCTACCGGCACAAGCACTACAGGCTGGCGGTCAAGCGCGCCGGGATGGAGTCGCGCCCTGGGGGCAAGAAGTGACCACCATCTGGCGCCGCCTCAAGGGCTACCGCCTGCTGATCCTGGCCGGCGTGATGACGCTGGCCGAGGGTGCTGTGGCGCTGGGCGTCCCGCTTCCGTTCGCGGACCAGATCCCGGCGACCTGGCGCGGCGTGCTGATCGCGGCCATCGGCGCGGCGGCATTCGTGCTGCGCGTGATGGCGCAGAGGGGCGGCCGTGGCTGAAGTCCGGCGCTACTTCCCGCACATCGGCGGCGCGCTGGTGCTGTGCTCGGCCGCGCTGGTGGCGCACCTGGGTCAGTGGGAGTCCGGCGGCCGCGAGCCGGTGCTGGTGGTCTACGCCGACCGGCTGGCTGGCGGCATCCCGACGGTCTGCGACGGCATCACCCGCCACGTCACCAGCACGCCGATCATCGTGGGCGACCGCTGGACCCCGGAGAAGTGCGAGGCCGAGCGTGATGCCGCGCTGGAGCGCGTGCAGGTGGCCGTGGCCAAGTGCTTCACCCGCCTGCCGCCGCAGCCGGTCTACGACATGGCCAGCAGCCACGCCTGGAACTTCGGCGCCTCGGCCACCTGCGGCAGCGCCGCCATGCGGGCGTGGAACGCTGGCGAGTGGGAAACCGGCTGCATGCGCATCAGCCGCGACATGGATGGCCGGCCGGTGTGGTCCTACGTGCGGACCGGCAAGACGCTGCCGAACGGAAAGCCCGAACTGCGGTTCGTGCAGGGTTTGGCCAACCGCCGCGCCGACGAGACGGCCAAGTGCCTGGCGGGGGTGCAGTGATGCTGATTCCCCCCCTCTACCGCTGGGCCGCCATTGCCCTTGCCGTCGCCCTCGGCGCCCTGGCCCTGGCCGCCTGGGATTCCGCCCGCCTGAAGCGTGCCGACGCCGCCGGCTACAAGCGCGCCCAGGCCGAGTATCAGGCGCGCGAGCTCGCCGCCGTGAACGCCGCCCGGGCCGAAGAAGCCCGCCGCACCGCCGCCGTCCAGAA